CGATCAAATCTTGAATAAGGAATTTTTGAATCTAATTTAAGTTTATCTGCAAAATATGCTAATGCTTTTAAATCACTAAATGGCGTTGCATCTCCGCTACCTGTTAAAGGTGTAATATCAGGTGTTCCATTGGGAGTAGAAGGCATCAAATAGTTCTTAAAGAACTGGATATTCGGTCTACCATTTACAAATAGTTCTCCACTATCCTGATCCAATCTAATATCCTCTTTATAGATACTCATTAATTCAGCTAAAGATTGTTTAGCTTTTTGTGGGGACTTAGTTCCGACGGGAACTGTCATGGTCATTCTGAATGAAGAATTCATTACGTTCCAGATTACTCTGGTATGTTCCATGATTCTTAGTAAATTGAAGGATCTAATCAATCTTTCAGCATAGCTTACTCTTGTTGTAGTGTTTCCCTTAGCGTATGAAATATAAATTATCTGTGAATCGTATAATTTTCTAGATAAAGATGGGTTATCTGGATATTGAATCCAGCACTCAACGAAATTTCCATCGAGTTGTTTTTCAACTGAAGGTAATAACGAAGCAGGATCCAATTCTTTAAATCCTATAACATTTTTACCTCTAGAATCAAATATAATCTCGAAAGAAAGAATTCCATCTATTAAAAAGTTTCTGAAAAAATGCCAAGCAGAAATACCTTCATTAAATCCGAAAAGGTTATAGATTTCTTTATATCTGTCCTGTATATCCTGTTCCATTTCCTCACCTATACCCTTTATATCGGTTGATACAAAGTAGGAGAAAAAATTCTTATCATCATAAACTATAGCTTCATCACAAACTGTGTCTAATATAAATTCTATCTCAGGATTCATAGCGAAATTCCTAAGAAACGTTTTCTTATCGATATAATCTTTATCAAAATAAGCTATGTACTGTTTAGCTGTGGTATCAGCCTTTTTTAAGGAGTATAAGAAATTTTCGTCTTCTATACCTCCTTGCTTTAAAAACATTGCCTCTGTGGTACCTACTGCTTGGGAGTTTTTAACAACCATGTCTCCATAGCTCATGCCGAACGACCCTATTTTTCTAAGGTTGTTTAGTACGTTACTAAAAAATGGATTGCTCCTATTATCTCCTAAGAATCCTGCCATTATTGATATTTGTTATATATATCGTTCAAATCAGCCCCCTCTATGGATTTGGTGTTTAGATAGACTAAATACTTCCATTCCTCTCTTCCTATTTCTTTTAATCCCCTAATTTTTTCCATTTTATATCCGGTGTATGCATGATTATACTTGATACCACCCATTAAAGTTTCTAACATATCCAAATCAAATTTCAAAGGCATCTGCGCAGATCTATCTCTTTTTTCGTTCTGATCCATGATTTTTCCATAAATAACATTTAATCTGATGAAAAAATTTGTTCTATCTCTTGGAGAAAGAAGAACTAGATCTATTCCTTTTATGATGCTTTTTGATGGTGTTACTTCTCTTGATTCCAGAAATACTATAGGCCTTCTGTTTATAAATCCTCTTTCTGCTTTCAATTCAGAATCATAGTAGAAAGCATATATCCTTCCTTGTATTATACCTCTTAATGGATCAGATGTTGTTAAAACCGAATAATTTTTGGTGTAATGCAAAAAGCTTTCCTCTGCAAGCTTAGCAGGGGATCCAGCACTTTCTATAGCGTTCCTTATTTCTATTTTAAAATCCATTATCTAAAGATGAAATTTTCGTCTATCGCACCGAATCTGTATCCATTATATTTTGCAAAGTTCATAGCAGCATCAAATTTTGCTCTGTTTACAATCCATATTTGCATTTGTTCGTTGTGTGATCTGATTCTTTTTTCAGTCATTGGACCCTTCAGAACAGGCTTTTTATCTAATTGATATTGTGATGATGGTTTTATCTCTATGATCCAATCCTCTGTAACCCCGCTACTTTTTTGAACCTTAATGTAATAATCAGGATGATAGGTGTGTGTCTTTTTATCTATGGGATTCCAATATTCTATTTGTACTGCTTCTGAAGCCCATTTTAAAATATTGGGGTTCTGATCGCAATACATGCAAAATCTTCCCTCCCATGATGATCTATAGATTATGTTGTGAATATCACCAATATACTTCTCGGGGTTTCTTGGTACGAATTTTCCCGATTTAAATCTGCCATTAGGTTTGACATTTTTTATATTGGTTTTAGACATTATAATTTTGGTTATCCTCTTTTGTAAGCCTAGAAAAAGGTATAGTCTTTATTGATCTTGTTGAGTGTATCTTTTTCCATCCTTTTTGCATGCCATTTTTAGCAATCTGTGAAATGAACGCAAACGGATTATCAGATTTATTAGGATCAAATCTGTCCCAATATTTAATTAAATCCTCCATTCCAAATGCTATGCAATCTTCTTTATCCTCTATATCTCTATAAGATTTTGTCTTAGAAAGACCGTTTACTATCAAGGTAAACATTTTAACTGTTTCTGCTGTTAATCTCCCTTTTTCTTTTGATTCTAATAAAGCTCTTTTTAGATCTTTGTTTTTAACATACTCCATTCGGTTTATTCTTCGTTATTTTCTTGGGAGAAATGACCTTGCAATGTTTCCATTTGTCTAGTTACGTCTTCCTCTAAAGCCACAAGCTTTTTGATAGCATCTTGTATGGTCTTCAATCCTATTTTACTGTTGGAATGGCTAGTTGTTTCTAATTCTTTCAATTTACCGATGGTCTTTGTCAAATCATCTGCAAAAAAAGAGAGTTCGCTCCCTATACCTTCGGAAACGAACTCTTCTTCTCTATGTTCTGAAATAGTTTTTACTTTTTTTTTGTAGCAGGAGCTTTAGCTAACGTTGCTCTGTTAAGAGGCTCGTGATCGCTTTTACCATTTAACTTACTGTTACCTGGTGCTTTAGCTAATGTCCATTTTTTGCCAAGAACTAATTTTTTAACTTTCTCTTTTTTGCCTGCTGGCGCTTTAGCGTAGTTAGTGTTCTTTTGAGATTCGATGATTGCTAAATTATGATCTTTTAAATCCTCTACATCTTTTTTAGATCCTGCTGCTGTACTGTGAGGTGCATCTGCTAAATTAGCAGTCTTATCCTTTTGTACAAACTTTTTGCCAGTTTTTGCTGTGTGCTCTGGAGCAGTTGCTAATTCGTGCTTACCTGATGTTCCTTTTGGATCAGCTTTTAATTTCTTACCGCCTTTAACATCAGCATTAGCTAAATTATGATCTTTTAAATCCTCGATATCTTTTGAGGATCCAGCAGATTTACCACCTGGTGCTACTGCTAAATTATGTTTTTTTGTATCCTGAATGAATTTACCGTCTCCAGCAGCTGTTGCTTCTGGTGCAGTTGCTAAATTAGCATCCATTGATTCGTTTGTTTCATCTTCTTGTAAATCGTTAACTGGTTGTAATTCTATGTTATTGATTTCATCAGAGATATCAGTTACATCATTGAAGAAAAATTCTCCAGTTCTTCCGTTCTCGAACATAACAGTGTATGTTTTAGAATTTCCATTAACACCTACAACTTTACCTTTTTCTCCGTTTCTGTTAATTTTAACATCGGTATTAATTCCATATCCTTCGCTCTCTACGATCTTAGATACTTTTTTAGCTCCTTTTTCGAATCTTTCAATCTCAACTGAAATTTGATTCCATTTAGATTTTAAAGCAATAGACTCATTGCTAAGCATTACTTGAGCTTCTTTGATTTCATCTGAATTTTGTAAAGCAGGATTTGATTCGATTGCTTTATTGATCTTATTAATTTCACTTTCTACTATAGCTAAGTTCTTTTTAATAGATTCTTTATCATTTTTCATGATAGCTAAGATTCTTTCTTCTTTTTCTAAAACTTCCGTCATAGATTCTGAAAGATCAAATCCTAAGAATTCTTTTACTATGTTAACTGCTTGATTACCGTTTCCTTCTAAAAGTTCGTTCTTTTTCATAGCAGGGTTTACTTTATGAACGTAAACCTTTTCACCAAATTTAAATACATTAGCTTCTACACCTTCGTAGATTTTGGAAGAAATTTTCTTACCAAAATCAATTTCTGAAAGATAGTTAGCAGCTTCTACTACTTGAACTGCATTTTCTATTGCATTAGCAGATCCTTGAAATCCGTTTCTTAATTCAAATGATAGGGTGAATCCTAATCTATCTTCTGCTACTCTTTTACCGTTTAAGAAAATATTTTTAGTATCAGTATCGCTTTCAAAAACAACTGATAATTTATTTTTACCAAGATAAAGATCTAAACCACTTTCGTTAATTTTAACATTAGGATTAGAAAGTGCTAAAACAGCATTTAAGAATTTACCAGGAAGCTTTGAAGCTTCTGCTCTTTCCATAACTGATACTCCTTCTTCTGTAGCTCTAAAGAATCTATCAGATGTTACAAACACTGATGAATTTTCAGTAACTAAGCTTGGAGCTATAATTGGATTAACACTACATGTATCAGATGCAACCTTAATGCTGAATCTGCTTGAAGTGTTATTTTCTAAATTTGATACTTTTTCAACCAAATTTCTAACTGTTGGATTGAATCCCCATTTCTTAAGATCCTTTAAAAGGCTTTCAGAAATTCTTTGATCTAAAGATAACCAATTTCTCATTGATTCAACTATACCAGAAAATAAATCTCTACCTGCAGATCTGTTAATTTCTTCAATTGCTTTTGCTACCTCGATTTCTCTTCTATTGCTTTCAAAAGTTTTCTTTAGATTGTCCAATGCAGATTTTGCATTTTTTTCCCAGGAAAAGCTTTCTAATTCAGAAATCATAGATTCGATTAAGTAAGCCTCTGAAATACCTTTAATAGCTGCATGATTGATGTATTTCTCAACCAATACCTTAGCTTCAGGTAATTCAATGAATGATGTATTGTTTAATGCCATTGCTGTTTCTAACACACCAACAGAAAAAGATGGTTTAGCTAGCTTTCTGTCTTCTGTAGACATGTTAGCTATTTCTTGTTGTAAACCGTCTGTATATGAGCCAGCAGCACCTGGAGTAAAACCACCGTTACCACCCCAGCTCTCGTTTAAAAGAGCAGCAGCAGCCTTAGCTTTTTCCATTTTTATCTGTGACAGATTATCGTCGAAATTAATTCTATCCATTTTGAGGGATTTATTTTTATTGTATATATCTATGATCTAAAACCATTTTTTAAGCTTTTAGTGTTTAAACTCAGCATATCTATTATATATCAAAAATTTGAAGGTATTCAATTAAATCTATGTTGATGTGAATCTGAACGATAATTGAACTTTAGGAATGTCCCCTCCTGTACTATAGAAGGTAGATCCCCAGCACTGAATTCCAGTTCCGTAGGTTAATGTCAGAATTCTGAATTTTGTGCTATTATAAACCATCGGAAATATCTGTGCACCTGTATTAAGGTTGGTTATGGTTCCATTACCACCTGGTATTACGTTCGGAAGATGCTGCCAGCTACTTGCCCCGACATTACCAGTATAAGCCGGTTGGCTTGGCAATGTAGTGTCAAAAGAAAGACCATTAGGTAAGGTAACTAAATAATCGCCTGAACCGTATACACCACTAGTAGCAGTTTGGTTGTAGGTCATAACTATCTCCCATTCTTTCGAACCAATTTGGCGATAACTGATGTTATCTTGTGAAACCGTTCCTTTTCCGGGGGATGTTGTGGTTGCAGTTAATGTTATTGCTCCTGCACTTGTCCATGCTGGTATAATTCCCGTTGATGTTCCTGAAGTACCAGCTGATCCTGAAGATCCAGATGTTCCGTATGTATTGCCCAAGGTTTCTATGACTGATAAATGTGCATAATCCCCTGTATCTACAGTAACCCCTGCTGGAATTCTGATTTGAATTGTATGCGCTCCAGCTGCTAAGTTTTCAACACTGAAAGAGCAAGGTATAGTAAGATGGTAATTGGCAGAGTTAAAAAAATATGACGTTGATGCAGTTGTCACTCCATCTATAACTAAATCGAATTGCTTTGTACCCGTTGATGAAGGAACATAAGCGGAGAAACTAAGATTGAGCATAAGGGTGCTTCCTGCAACCGATGTGTAGGATGTAGTCCATTCTGTAACTATAGTGGATCCTGATCTTGATGTTGCTTGAACGTTGTCTAGCAATTGAGTTATATTAAGATAACCACCAGATTGCCCGGATGTTCCTGAGGATCCGCTTGATCCTGTAGACCCAGAGGATCCCGTAGTTCCTGAGGTACCAGAGGATCCTCTTGTTCCGGAGGTTCCACTAGATCCTGAAGTACCTGACGCCCCTGTTCCTGATGTTCCTGATGTTCCGTTTGCTACTGGTGAATACCCAGAGATAACTTCAATGTCAAACCAAGGATAAGATCCCGTAGTATTAAAATCAGTACTTCCCCCTAATCCGAGTAATGTTGAACCCTGTAATATTCTAAATGAAACAATGGCTGTTGATGCTACTGTGATAACTGCCTCTGATAAACCACCAAACGCACCATATGACGCACCATCCGAGGCGGAATATGCAGATGATTGACTACCAATCCATGCTGATGATGTTTCATTATACCAACAGAAAGAAGGCCTAGAACCAACGGTACTTGCATAATAATTAGGAACCTGAGCCATCAATCTATATGTTTTACCAGCTGCAAGTGTAATTTGACCTGTACTTGTATTTAAAGAGATATCGGAACTTGCAGAATTATCTGATTGAGTGAAAACTACTAGGCTGTTTGCTGTTAAACCGGTTGTCTGTGCAGTCGATCTAGATCCCCTCATATAGCTAGCAGCTGCAGAAGCTCCAGAAGTACCAGAAGATCCTGCCATACCCGAAGTTCCTGATGTTCCTGAACCTATTAATTCAACCATAGTTAATGTTGGCCCGCTAGCCTCGCCAAACTGGAAAGTTCCTGATATCCCAACCGTTTTTAATGAATATGTATATGTTCCCGCCGCCTGATCATCTATAAAAGTCACTGCATACGGAACATTTATATTTCCCTGGGAAGCTTCACCCTGTACTATATTACCAACTGCTGCCCCGTTTCTGTGAATTTGTAATCTCGCCCATCCAGCTCCTGACGTTGGATTGGCATCCCCTGTAACTGTGATACTAACAGGCCCTCCCGTTGTTGTTATACTTCCGGAAACAAGTGTAACCCCTGTTGTTGATACACCATTAACCTGGGAACCTAAAATCTGAACATAATTCTGATCCCCCGTAAAGGAAGTACCCGATGTTCCTGAAGATCCTGTTGCACCCGATGATCCGGATGATCCTGACGATCCAGATGCTCCTGATGTTCCTGATGTTCCGTAAGTTGAACCAGATGTACCGGAAGATCCGTTACCCCCGGAAGAACCTGAGGTTCCTGCTGATCCGGAAGACCCGGGTGCAGCAGTGATTTGTTGGATGCTAAAGAATGTATTTAAATCTCCTCTAATTTTCTCGCCGTTTTGTGAATTAGTATTACCTGATGTTCTAATTTTAACACTAATATTACTTACTGGCGTATAAATAAAATCAAGGTTTCCTGAAGTTATATTATAGCCACTATTTGATGCTTGTACTATTTCAACAATAGATGATAACTGGTTATTTGAGCTGTCGTAAAGAGCATATTGAAGAACATAGGTTGCTGCTGCACTCCAAGCTAAATTTGCGGTTATTCTATAAGTATAGCCTCCAGTTAAAGTTGCTAAGCCAGTTGAGGTGTCATAAGGAATAGTTCCTGCATTTTTATTATTAAAAATAATATCTTTATTAGCCCAAGTACCTGATGGAATTGTTTGATCACCACTTCTGGTTGCATAAAGAAATTGACCAGGCGTATTTGATGAAATTCCTGATGTTCCTGATGATCCAGTTGCGCCTGAAGATCCAGAAGCTCCTTGAGCTCCTGCTGGACCGGAGGTACCGGATGTTCCAGAAGATCCTGTTGCTCCTGAGGATCCACTAGCTCCTTGAGCTCCTGCTGGACCGGAGGTACCGGATGTTCCAGAAGATCCTGTTGCTCCTGAGGATCCACTAGCTCCTTGAGCTCCTGCTGGTCCAGAAGTGCCTGATGTTCCAGAAGATCCTGTTGCTCCTGAGGATCCACTAGCTCCTTGAGCTCCTGCAGCTCCATCAACCCCGGATAAACCAGACGTACCTGAAGTACCTGAAGGATTTCCGTAAATCCACTGTACCCTGCCTATTCCGTCGCCATCATTATCCGGATCTAAAGTGAGGTATTTTTGTACATCCGAATTTGCATCGTTGTTTTGGGGAATTCCCGGAAAATATATTCCTGATCCATCAACTCTAAAATCATTGAGGACGTGCAATCCCTCATTATCAACATGAGCAACTACCTGATCACCTACTACAAACCTTTGCTGATATTCTCTAGGTATAATATTTTCTATTACACCATCATACGGTTCACCATACCCTGGATGCCTAACAAGTATTCCTGCTGTTCCTGATGTTCCGTCATCGTGATATACTATTCTGTGAGCATTTTCTCCAACTGCTGTATAAACGTGTGGCGCTATAGATAAAGTTCTTCCATCAAATGTCAAATTGGAGGATGCCGTTATAGATGTGCCATCATTTCCTATCCTTACTATTCTGTTAGCATCTTTATTTTGTACATCAAAAGAATCTCCTGATGTTCCAGATGTCCCCGATAATCCACTGGTCCCTGCTAATCCAACACCGGGCTCACCCGATAATAAAATTGTCCATGTATTAAAGCTTCCAGATCCGTGATATTCTATCGGAGTAGCTATAAGTTCACCTGTTGATGAATTATAACTTACTACCCTAGCCTCAATGTAATTGTTTTGATCGTGAACAATTTGAATAAAATCGTATTGTTGAAATCCTAAGTTAGGATCAGTGTTCAATATTATATTAGAATAGGACATTTTTCTTTCTTATGGTTGTATTATTATAACTGTTCCACTAGTTCCGTGATAAGATCTAGATGATCCTGCAGTTCCAGAAGATCCTGAAGATCCTGATGTACTTCCGGAATATCCGCTGGTTCCGGATGATGCACTTCCTGCTGAAATCATCGCACCACCGGATGCGATCAATATCTGTAAATCTACAGAGCCTGAATGAGGATTATACAGAACTAATCCTCCCTGACTAAATTGAGGGCTTGATGTTCCAGTTCCGTTAGGATTTAATGGTATTCCAGATCCTGCACTATCTCCGGGTTGTCCTGTCCAAATATGGATCGAACCCATAGGATATGTTTTACCCTCATAGATTAAATTGATATATTTGTCAGTATCCTTAGTGAATGCTGAGGAATATTTAGCACTTATTAAAAGAAACTTAACTTCTCCAAAGGAATTACCCAATCCTGCATCGTCCAATAAGAATGCTCTTCCCCCAGTCAGCGTTACACTTTGTGAAAAGAAGTCGTCAATATCCAATGAATAATCACAAAAACTAAAAGAATTCATAACAGAAGAATCCTTGGTAACGGTAAACGTACATCTATCAAAATGACCTCCTTGTATAAGTGTATTTGCTAGATCTGCCTGACATATAAGTGGTGCCTTTGCCATTAATTCATTACTAATATTTCCAATTCAACCTCTTTTAATGTTGGGTTGTTTATTCTAATACCGCCCAAGGAAAAATCTGGTGCTGTTGGTTGAGGATCCAGAGAAGGTGAAAAAACAGGAGCTGGTGAAACGTCTGCGTTATACGGTTCCAAATCCCAGCCTTGATGTGGTTGGGAGTCTAGAGTCTTTCCTGTTAAAAACATTAAATTTTTACAAGGGAAAACGTTTCCTTTATATTCCCAATATATTATTCTATCGGTTTCTGCTATGCTTGGATCATACTTAACCCTTATAATTATTAATGAAACCTCTCCCTGGTCCTGAGCTATGTTACCGCCGTACAAATTATAGGATCCTTCGGATGGTATGTAAATTCTTTTTTTGAAATTACCACCATTAATAGATGCAGGATGAAATAACGAAGACATGTCTACGGTATTCAAAACCTGTGATCCCATCAGGATTTTTAAAAATGCTCCTTCAAAAACAATTCTTTTTTGTTTCTCTGGATTACAATCTATGTATTTAATATCCCTTGGATCTGTTGATAGTACATTTGGCATCTTCTTGTCTTATAATCTTGTTGGATCTCCTTTAGTTACTAGAAGGTCGATAGGAACATCTTTCATATTTTCATAATCCTTTATGTTCTCTGACTTTTTTCTATAAACGTTACCTAATTTATATCCACCAAATTCTCCGTCATCCTCGCTGCCCTCTTCGGTGATCTCTTCCTCTTTTTCGTCCCCTGTAGCAGGCTCTTCCGAAATATAATCAGATTCACTTTCAATATAGGAGTCCTCAAAATATTGAGCCTCTTCTGAAAATTCCTCCATAGGCTTTACTGGTGTATCCCCTATTACGAATGTTTTTTCTCCTTCCTCTTGTGGTATGAAAGAAATTATTTCTTCCCATTCAGCCTCTCTTCTTCTTTCCTCTTCCGCTAGTCTAGCAGCTTCTTCTTCCTCCGCTTTAATTCTTGCCTCTTCTTCCGCAAGTAATCTAGCCTCTTCTTCTGCTAATAATCTAGCTTCCTCTTCTGCAATCAATCTAGCAGCTTCTTCTTCCTCCGCTTTGATTCTTGCCTCTTCTTCCGCAAGTAATCTAGCCTCTTCCTCTGCTAGTAATCTAGCTGCTTCTTCCTCTTCCGCTTTGATTCTTGCTTCTTCCTCTGCGATTCTTCTAGCTTCTTCCTCTTCCGCAAGTCTCTTAGCTTCCTCCTCTTTTTCTATTTTCCATTTTTCAAAATCATCAAGTTCTTTTTTCTTATCACTGATGTAGGAGAAAACAAAGTTAGCTGCAACAACCAATGCGATTGCTAATGGATCAAAAACAAGCATTAGAGCAACAATAAACCAGTTTACAACCTGATCTAATGTTTTACCTGTCAATTTTGAAATATACTTTAACGGACCTACTTCATTAGCTAGATCCCCGTTTGTAGTTATGCCAAGAATCTCTGTTTCTAAACCTGAAATTTGCTGTGTTTTTGAAGCTATCGTGTCCTGTAACACCTTAATATCCTGATCCAAAGTTGCGCTTTCTTTTGTCAGCTGGTTCATTTGTGTTCTAACTGCTGCCACTGATTTATTTCCTGCTATAAGATTGTCAGCATTAGACTGCTGTCTACTTCTCATATCGGAAAGAATATTTTGTCGGTTATTCTTAGATTCTAACTGTTTTTCAGCCTGTTTTAGCTGATTTTCTAGCATTTCTTTTCTCTTGGTTATAACAAGAGTACTTTTATCTGAATTCTCTACCTTATTTGCGGTTTCCTGATAAGCGGATGATAAGAACCCATAAATACCTGCTGATGTTATCATTATCAGCACAAAACATGCTACTGTTAAATATGCTCTTAAACCCCTGTTTACATCATTCCAAAATCTATATAAAAAGGAAGCGATTACCAATTTAGCAAATTCTAGGCTCGCTGCCATTATCATAACATTAGTAGAAGCCCCTGCAAACATCTTACCTATACCGAAAATAGAATAGAAAGCAGCAGAGAAGGAAATACTGGCAGCAGAAATAGCTACCAACCATGGAAAAATTTTGTTCTCTTTCATTCTTTTATTATATTTCTTAAACCTTATATATCCACAAGAAAAAGGCCCACTTAATAAAGTAGGCCTATATATGTGCAAAATGCAGTAAAAAGTCTAATTATACAGCTTCTAATCCTTGTTGTGCTGCAGCTAAATCCTTGTTAAGATCCTCTAAATCCTTATTATCCTGAGAAACCGCCGATAATGCCTGTTCTATCTTTTTGAACAGATCGATAAAGCTTTCTGCATTATCACTTCCTGTTGATTCATATCTATTTAAAAAATAGTGACTTGCCTCTATTGTAAGAGCGTTCAAGAAAATTACATCGTTTGATATGCCTTTTTCTGCAACCTCATTTAATTTCTTTTTGATTTCTAAGATACCCAATCCTTCTTTTCCTTTCCATGTGATTGACTCAATAACTTTAGAATAAACCTCTAAAGATGCAGAGTTCATGGAAACTGCATAAACTTTATTAGAAAGCTCTGCTATTTTAGCATCTAACGCTGACTGTAAAGCAGCAACCTTAGCTTCATCGATAACTACTTCTTGTAAAACTTCTTCTGACATGTTTTTAATTTTATTTATATTTTAGATTTTATAGAGGTTAAGTTTCATTAAATCCCGTGTATTTTTTGAAATTCGGAACGTAGCTCTAAGAACTTTTTAAGGTAGGTCTTGAATTCATTCTTAGTCACTATGAATATTTGTATGTCGGTTCTTTTTTCGTTTGCTATCCATATTTCTCCCCTATCTGGGATAACTCCGTATCTTTCGGCGTAAGCAAACATATATGCAGAGATCTGCATTTTGTATGAGAGTATGTCATCATCCTCTTTAGGTGATGATGAGGATTTGAAATCCACAACAACATGATTTTCCTCATAATCTTCGAATATAAAATCAGTTGCACCTGCCCACCCACCCTTGAAGTCACTCCACAAAAAAAGTTCATTGTGCAATACCGTTTTAATATTCTCCCAGAAATTTTCATGATAAAAATTCCAAAAAAGATCCCTACCTCTCTTGATAAGTGATGCATTATCAGGTTCATCACTTTCTAAATCCTTTGCTACGTCTTGTGCTATCTGTAGGCATTTTTCTATCGATCTTGATGATGAGAATTCAAGCAGAAAGTTCTCAAGCATACTGTGCATAACGGTTCCCCTATAAGATGCGTCATCAAGTATTTTTTGCCATCTAGCTTCGCCAAACTTTTCTCTTAATGGTTTGAATTTAGGCTCTGTAATGAGCTTTAAAACTGTGGTAACGGAAGGAAAGATCATCTTTGTTGGATGATCATTTCCAGTAACTTCATAAGCTCTACCCCACGGATATGCCTTTCTCTCGATGCTTGTGTTTTCCAATTAAATTTTTGATATTACCCATTGGTATATGCTAGAGAACCAATGTGTGTAGTGCTGTATTATAATGACAGATGTCCAGAATATTATTCTTGTTGAAATCCACCATTTGGTAAAATCCCTGAAATAAGGGTAATAAACCAAAAGATATGATGTTGAATCTGGTATTTCTTTGTACTCTGGTATTATAATCTCATGAAGATTTAAAGATGTTAGATATTCATTTAAACCTTTTGATTGATCTATTAAATATGCTGGCCAAAGTTCTCTTGGAAGATCTGGTGACATCGTTACCTCTGGCGGAAGATTTACGACAGTATAAATTCTTCCTATCCAATCAACCCTAAGATTATTTTTAACCCATAGGGGAGAATCCATCATTTCTTTCTTAGTTATTTTTCTAAGATAGATGTAATTTTTGATGTCTCTAATAACACCAAATATTTTAAAGATGCTAAAGAATAGTGATTTCATATTAGTCTATAAAATTTAATTTGATACCAGGAAACATTTCTCTTATTTTAATTCTTGCCCTTCTGATTCTAGTAGCTACTGCTCTTTTCTTCATGTCATATTTATCAGCTATCTCTTGATACTTCATCTTGTGAATTTCTCTATCCATTAAAATATCTTTGTAGATCGCTGGTAAATGTTCCATTTTCTCTAACACAACTTCGTATAGATCATCAAATCCGCCTTCCTGGTTATTAATTTCCCATTCAGGCTCTGAAAAAATATCTTCAGGTGTAATATCAGATAGAGGAATGAATTCGTCGTAATCTCTTCCTTCCAATTCAACAGATTCATAAACCAAAGGTGTAAACTTCTTTGAATTCTTTTTTATTAACAAAGATTCATTTCTTGCTATGTTATAAGCCCATGTAGAAAAATTTCCTCTAGCAGGATCATACTGAGCAACCTTAACCCAAATTTTCTCAAATGTCTTTGATACTGCATCTTGAGCTACTTCCTCATCTATTAAAATAGATTTGCAATGATTCAATAAACCAGGCTTAATTCTATCATACAGATATTTAAAGTCCTTCTCTAATGATGTTTCTAAAAATTTTTCAGCTAATTCCTGGATGCTCTTTGCCATTTCGTGCTTGGTTTAGTGTTGTAAGTTAATATAAATTATTTCAATCCCTGCTTGGTTAAGCAGATCGAAAGAATCTAGCTTTCTATATACTTCAGAGAAGACTATTCTTTTAATACCGGATTGAATGATAAGTTTCGAACAATCATAGCAAGGAGATAGAGTAACATACAGAGTACTTCCGTTTGATGAAACCGTATTCTTTGCAAGCTTTGTTATAGCATTAGCTTCTGCGTGTAAGACAGAAGATAGTGTTTGATTATTTTCATCTTCGCAAATATTAGGAAATCCTGTCGGAGTTCCGTTATATCCGTCTGAAATAATTGTTTTGTCTTTTACTACCAAACATCCAACCTGACTTCTTTTGGAATGAGAATTGGATGCCCACACCTGAGCCATCTTTAAATACACAATATCCAATTTAAACTGCTTTAAATCCGGACAGTTATCCTCAGTGTGCTCTGTGTAATTTTTATTGTTGATCAATTTCTTCTACTTTTAAATTTCCTTTAAATAAATCAATTATTGGGTATACAGAATAAGCAGGAAATTTACCCAGCAGAGCAATTATCTTGTTAACCTCTTCTTCAGTGAAAGAATTTTTGCTCTTTAGCATTTCAATAGATTCCTTCGTATTATCGAAAGGATTTTCTAAAAAATTAACGATCTTATCTACAAGATCTGTTGAAATAATATAGACTTTTTTATTCTCTGACATCTTTTTTTTAAGTATACTACACAAATATACCTAAAAAGTTTCGTAATAAAAAATGTAATTATGAGAACTTAGGAGTACTCTCGGTAACTATTAACGGACCCTGTAGAGTTTTTAGAATTTCCCTCATAACTTTTAGAAGATCATCGTTGCTTGGTCCTGCATCTTTACTTGTAGTATCCTCTGCAGGTTTTGTTTCAGATGCCGGGGTTTCCTTTGTTTTTTCCGCTGATGTTTCTTCACTAGCAGATTCAGTAATCGTGGTGGTAGGAACTGGTGCGGGCGGTGGTGCGGGTGATTCCTGCTTTGTTGGGGCCGGAGCGGGCTCTGTCATTTTAACAGGTTCCGATATCTTAGTGGCTGAAGAAATTGTGGTTGCTTGTGCTGTTGCTTTTTGTGCTTGCGAAATTGCTGCTGGGATTGGATTTACTGCTGACATTTGTTGTGTCCCTGCAGATGTTGCTTGTGATACTCCCTGTGATGCTTCCTGCTGAGATTCCCCACCAAATGTTAGATCTAATCCTTTTTGTAGATTTTCCTCCTTGCCTGCAAACATCTTAGCTATATCGTCAGGCTTCATTCCGATGCTATCTCCTAGCATTTGAAGTAATGGTGTTTCTTCATCAGAAACCAAGCTTTTCTCTCTTAGTGCAACCGGTGTAGATTTTGCTTCTATTGGAGGATTTGCTGATGTTGGTGTTGCTTCTTGTTTAATAGCTGCTGGAGCTGCTGCGGACTTTGCTTCAGGGGTTACTGCTGGTGTTTCAGATTTTAATATAGGTGCAGACTTTGCGTCTTGATCCTGTAAAACCGATGTTGAATTATTAGTTACGTTGTTTGTTACATTTGAACTAAGAGCAACTAATTCATTTTTTGATGCTTCCTGTGTAGATGCCGCTGGTGTTGCTGGAGGCGTGGTAACCGGTGTTTCTGTTGCTTTAATTCCTTCAGGCTTTGCCTCTACTCTTTTACTTCCTGCAATTTTAGCACCATTCCTACCGGTTGTCAGGGCATCCATCATTTCATCCTCTTTCCTGGCTTTTTCCAATCTTGCCATATACTCAGGATCGTCTTTTGTGTTTAGTTTTGATTCTGATATCTTTTTAGGAGTAATCGGATTTGTTTTGGCAGCAAGTTCTTTTGCTTTTACGAAAGAAGCTTCACCTTTGTCTAATATTGGCTTATCATTGGTTTCGTCAACTCTTTTTAAGCCTATCTCTTTGATAAATTTAAGGACGGTGGAATCTAAAAGATTCTCTATGTCGTCTGGTTTTAATTTACTAAGTATAGGGCTATCCTCAAACGGATCGTCTGCACTTTTATCCTCTGCCCTGATGGCAGCTTGTATTTCTTGTAAACCCCCCTTAACAGTTGCAAAAGACATTCTAGTTGCTCCTGTTAATTCATTTACTGCGGTAGAATCATCAAATCCTTTATAGGTATCGATTCCCTTTTGTATTAAGTTTTCCGGGCTTTCTTTTTTAAGATCGTTAATAAATCTAGCAGCTCCGAATAAAACCCTATCAGCAGCTATTTCTATACCTTTTTCATCTCCTAAAAGATTTTTAGGATCTTCCGGAAATGCAATAAAACCAAACGGGGGAAATACGCTATGCTGAGCATATTGTCTTGCCATATCAAAGGCTGCCTTTGGTGCATCAGCAACATCGGGGTTTTCTTTTTTAAGCTCTTCAACCCTTTTATTGTAATACTCGACCCTTTTCGTGTCTGTACTTAAATCGTGATATTGCTCTTCTGCCAATTTGGAATTTATTTACTCTATATATTGATAGAATTATTACTTACCCAAATTGAATATAGGGACCACCCCATCTTTCTCTTGGAGTATTTTTTGATTTCTTTCCTCTATATCTTCGTTGATTTTATCAAGAATTATCTGAAATTCGAAATATGGCATTTTCTCAAGCTCACTAAAACTGATGTTGAAATCCCTAGAAAACTTATATTTTATATCAAAGTAGTTGTCCAAAGATATCTGAAACAATGTAAAGGGATCTGATTCCTCCGCGAAATCGAATGGGTGCAGTGACCTCGGCACTGCATTTAGAACACTGAACAGATAGTGTGTTCTTTGTTGCGAAAGTTATTTGTTTAGATACAGTGTCTGCTAATACGAATTGGGTGTACGTCCATCCTTTAGAAATTCTTTCGTATTCATCATATGCTGATTCTGTTAGATCTCTCCAATTAGGAATCATAAAAGGAGACATATTAGCAAAAGCCTCATCGTATTTTTTTCCCGAATTTACTTTGTCTCTTAGTATCTTTCTAATTTTTTGTGAAACACCAATCGTAGGGATGAATAATTGAATAGCTGGATCGCCATTCTTAGGAACCAATTGAAAACATCCATTCTCGTGATCATAATACTTCTTCAATTTAGGATCTAATTTGAAATTTGAAAGTATTGCTGATGTTAATTCAATGTCTTGAGGAATTGGACATTCTTCTTTATCACATTTTTTTTGAACTGGTATGTAAATTCTGTTTTCTCCCCTTATGAAGGTTAGGTCCCTAACTGACATAAAGATATAGAATCTATCCTCCTGGTAAATGTCCATGTAATTTAACACGCCATCTTTCCATCGCATCACACAACATTTAGATATTATGTGATTTATTTTATCGTCAATGTCAATCGGGTCATTCTCATCTATTGTTGAGAAGTGTCTAATTTCACCAACCTCTGCAGATCTGATTGTTATTTCTGTTTCAGGGGGATACCCAAATCCTTCTGATGGTAAGTTTGTTAATGGGATCTTTTTCCATGGCGATTCCATGCCTAAAGCTGCATCCTCTATTTCTTGTACAAATGATGCTTTACCCAATGATTTAGGAGGTTCTTGGATTTCCGGAACATCATCATATTCCAATCCGCTTGCGCTTTCTTTTTGTGACAAATGTTTTAAAGCTATCTCGTCTAAATTATCTTCCATAAAACTCTTTTATATTTTATCTATCTATACTCTTCTAGTATCGAGGACAAAATATAATTCGTCAAACACCTGAAAATTGGCCTATTTTCTATTTAAACGCCTCGTAAGCAAGATATAGGATAACCAAAAACAACCTGAAATTGAATAAAAGACTGCATCTGCAACCCAATATGAACCACTCAGATCCATTATCAATTTGAACAGGGCGTCGTACCCAAAGGGGAGAAAGAACATCGCTAACATAAGAGACGTATCTTTGTAGAACATCAATCTGTTCTCTTTCTCTTTTAATTTGTTTATTTTGTTTCGAATCACCGTCGTCCATGTGTTAATCCAGATGGCTTTTTAAATGCGGAGCAAATAAAAAGGCTTATCGGTAGGATAAGCCTTCTATATATCATTTTTAGTGCTTTTTAGTTAAACACGTCTTCGAAATAGTCTGCTCTGAACTCTGCAGCAATGGTGTACATGTTTGCTCCGTTGTCATATGTAAGTGGCATTGGATCAATAGCTTTTGTTGGGAAGCAATTCAAGAATTTCATTCTTCTGAAAACATCTCCTTGCTTATTGAAAATGCTAACTAAGATGTATGTTCCACCTGCATAGTTAGATTTAATTCCCATAGCTCCAGTTAATGGATTGTAAACTAAATCACTCCATTGTCTAAGTGTCTTGTGAACATAGTTAGAGTTATTATCATCCAAATTTGTTTGAAAGTTAACTGTTATCTTAACACCAGTATCATCTACTGCTGCTCCTGCATATCTTCTTCCTGCAAATTTGTAGTTTTGCATAACCGGATTTGGTGTTTTATCTACTGCCAATCCGCCTATTTGTGTTACATTCTCTACCATTAAGGTTCTTCCCCCGTTACCAACTGGGTTTGAAACCGCAGCAGGAGGCTGAATAATAACCTCGAACTGGTTTAAATATACCGGTTCGTAAAGGCTTACTGCCGCTTTTGCACTAGTAAAATGTGGTAATCCTGCCATTTTTTATTTTTATATAAATACGTCGTCGAAATAATCAACTGCCCAAGTAACTCTTAAAGAAAACAAGTTAGTGTTTGTGTAGTTTAAATCCATTTGTGATAATGGGGTCATAATAAAGCAATCTTTACAAGTTATTCTTCTATGAACATCTCCAGCTTTATTAAATACACTAATAACTATATTTCCAGTATAGTCTTTTTTAAGGCCTAAAGCTCCTGTTAATGGGTTATAAATTAAATCTGCCCATTGTCTCATTGTTTTGAAAACATACATTGAGTTGTTTTCATCTAAGTTAACCTCAAAATTTATGGTAAGATCAAGACCTGTTCTTTGTGGTCTTGCTCCTGCATAGTATCTTTTAGCATTCTTGTACTGTTGAGTGATCTCACCAGGGTTTTGATCTACTGCTAATCCCTCTATACTCTTCACATGCTCTAAAAGTATATTCCCGTTATTAGGATTTCCCTGTGGGGGAACTACAGCAGTAGGCGGAGTGATCAACACCTCAAACTGATTCGTAAAAATCGGTTCAAATTTGTTGACCGCTGCCTTAGAAGATGTATAATGTGGTAATCCTGCCATTTTTTATTTTATATATTTCCTTTCGGATTTTTATATCAAATTAACTAAATTGAATGAATCCTCCTGAAGCAATACCTCCGGTTCTAGCAACAGTTACTCTGTTGATGAACTTGTGTATACCTCTAGCTGGTTCGATAATGATATCGATAATACCGATGTTTTGATCGATAATAGCTGGAGTATTGTTTGAAGAATCCATGATAGTTAAGAAGTTGTAAATACCACCTACGTTTTTAACGCCTGATAAGTAGTTGTCTACTATTGTCTTAATTTCAAGTCTGATTGAATCTTCGTTGAAATCAAATACGTAGTTAGCTAAGATATCTTCTACACTCTCTTCAAGTGTGATCAATAAATCTCTAACGTGTAAGTTATTAAATGCTGAGTTAGTTCTTTGGTATCCTGTTTGGTTACCGAAGATTACTAATCCGATATTTCTTTTTCTTACAATTGGGTTAATTCCAAATGGCTCTAAGTAATCTCTGTCCTCTTGTGAGAAATCATACTCTAAACCTACTAGATTTGAACCTGATAATACACCTCTTTTTTGACCAGCCACGATTGAATAAGGTTCTCCTGTAACAAATTTTCTAATGAAATTGTTACTTACGTGTGCTGCAGGGGGTATATTTAAATTCTTACCATTCTCTCTGATTGTTAAAAATGGAGAGAATACACCGCAGAATTTAGCTCCACTGTCTTCGTCAGGTAATGTGAATCTGAACGAAGGATTTAAATCTAAGTTACCACCGTCTGCAATGTATTTAGCATTGATTAATGGTGCTGGCTCTGTAGCAGAAGGAGCATCTGTAAATCTAGGATCTACTGAATCTTTAAACTTCTGTAAAGAAGGAGCATTTATAATTGCTAAACATTTTTGTCTATTCTTAGCAAGTAATGCTAATTGATATTTAGAATTAGTTTGTACTTGTCCGTCAAATGTATCAACCACATATCTAAATGTGATGATATTTCTGTCTGCTAATGTTCTAGAAATGTTAGTATCCGTTAAAACATTAAGGATCTCATCTAATCTATCATCACTTCCGTTTGGTTTGTGTGTAGATTTCAATTGGAATCCTGGAAGATATGTAAACTTGAATGTATCGATGAATTGGTGAATAGGTTTAAACTTATTTACCTTTCCAGAGAATAATTTAATTGGTCTATCAGTTTTAACGTAAATTGTGTAATTTCCCGGTGATCCTGGTACTGCTACTCTTTTAGCTTCAATAATTTTTGTTAATCTGTTTAGATAATTACCAACACTATTGCTGAACATATCAACCTCTTCAGAAACAAGATAATCTCCAACTTTTAAACCAGAATCAGCAACTTGTGTTGTTGTCATTTCAACTTGGTTGTCTGAAATTTGACTAACAATATCTACATACTCATTTAAATTTCCTATCATAGAAATAACATTTAAACCAGCAGCTTTAGTAATGTGATTTTCCACAGTATCAGCAGGTCCATTGGAATTTATCATGTAGCTATTGTTCCATCCAACTACGTCTTCTATTGTAGTGAATAAAGAATCAACATAAGCTTTCATTTCTATAGTTTTGAAATTATCTCTATCAATAGATTTTTCAAACTTAATGTATTGAACTGATGAACCATCGTATGTCTTATGGATTACGTCACCTGTGCTAATTACGCCTTTATCATAATCAGAGTAGATACCAGATTCTTCGTATCCATAATATACGTTAGTTTCTGTATTTTGGTCCATTATAAGATCAAGATAATCAGCTTTGCAGAACTGATAGTGATTATCAGTTAAACTTGTATGATAATAAGGACTAACAAGATGAGATGATGCTGTGAATAATGGATGTGACCATTTAATTCTTAATTGAACATTACCTGGTGCAACAGTTATTTCTTTAACCTCTACAATTTTCAATTTAACCAAATCACCATTTGCAAAATTCATCAATGCTTGAGCATTTCCTGTTAAATCTCCAGTAACTTTACCTACGATAAATTTAGGACCTAATGATCCTGCTGTAGAAGATAAGAAAGTTTTAAGAGATGATAATTTATCTGCTTTAGTAACACCTGATATGTTTGTTTGCAAATAAGGATATCCGCCATCTAAAGCTGAACTGCTATATGTAACAAATTCGTTTTTATTAATACCACTTGTTGAAGGTGATTCAAATTCTGTTGAAAACACAGTAGCAACCTCAGTTAATGTTTTTGAATTATCATTAATATCATTTAAAGAATTTGGCTCATCTACTTGATATGTTAAATCCGCAGATAAAGGTGAGCTATAGCTTAGGAAATCAATTTCTGTGATGATTGGATTTGAAGGATCTAATGCACCAGTTAGGTGGTGTCCAACTAAATCTAAATATGAATATTCACCAGATTCAAGATCGTCTAATCCCTCTTCGTTAACAGCACATAGAATACCTGTGCTTCCAACTTGATTGTTAATTAGGGTCTTTATGTATTGTGTGATACCGTTTTGATCTATAAAGTCAGGAATTAAACATCCTGTGATAGAGAAAACTACATTTACCTCTTTAAGAGCTAAGAAATTGTCTATTTGACTCTTGATAAATCCTTTCGATGTAAAATAGTTAGAGTATAATGGATCTAAAGCTAATTTTGAGTAATTAGCCCAATTTCCGCTTACTGCAATTACATCTACGAAATAATCGGAAATGTAATCATTAGGGTTCATGAAAGAAGGAACGTTACTAGCTCCGAAGTATTCATGAGCAGTGATATCAAATCCTTTAATAGGTAATTTTGAGTCTACTGATTTCTTAACTATTACACTTACTGGATTTTGGCTTAGGTTAACTAAACTAAATAATTTTGATTTCTCCGTTGTATGTGTTGTGGCAAGAAGCATATTCGGATCAGGAAACCAAAATTTCTCTTTGTTGTAGTATGATGATACTAATCTATCTTGGTTAGGAAGATTAGCATTAACTTTTGTGTATTCATCCGTTGGATTTAAACCATTGATCTCCGCTGTGTCCAGGGAGAAAGCTCTATATCTCGCAACATCAGCACCGCTTGCTACGTCAGGTTCTGACATTTCGGTAACTGTATTGTTTAATTTAAGTAGATTCAATGCAAAAACAGGACCGCTGTTTAAGCAAGTGAATATTGATCGATGAAAGAATGATCCTTTTTTCTCTAAAGATCTGTCTATATCACCAAAAACTGTAAGTGCTGTCTGAACATCAGGTACATAAACCGGAGTGTTGAAAGGTCCTTTAGTTGAAAAACCAACTACCAATCTAACTGTCTGAGGATTTACTACAATATTTTCAGAAGCATCAAATTCTAAGGTGTAGACACCAGAACTTTTAAAAACGGATAGATCCAGAGTTAACTTCTTTGCCATTTTGTATTTTTTACTTGTATATATCTTTTCGAGCCTAGAACTTTGGGGAGTTCTGCTCTTTAACTATATATCAAATAATTCATCAAAAGAAGTCCTTAAAAACGTTATAAGTCTCCATTTCTCTTGCCCCTGCATCGCCAGTCATGTTGCCTTCGCCCGATTCTGCCATCTTTTTATTGATCGCATTTTTGTATTTTTCTGGGATAGTGTCATAAATATCCATCACGGAGTACATGAAATCCTGATATTCAAAAACTGAATTTGCATTTACTAGAGTCATTGCTATGTCATCTTTTCCAATTTGACTTTGGTAGATTCCCTTGCTAGTTTCACCAAAATTGCTTAGTTCCAGTATAGTATCAACTTCAGTAGGGATGATTCTAGAGTTTCTAGTGTTGATTTTCAGATCCTCACAATATTTCTCTTTTGTTTTTGGTGTAACCTTTACACCCGGCTTCATTTGCCTAGAACTTTCTGTGTGTTTTGTGTAAACAAACATTTCCGAAAATAATTTTTCACCGCTCAATAATTTTTCAATTAGATATTCGCCTCTATAGTCTACCTCCATCACTATTTTCACCTGTTCCGGATTAAATACCTCAGAGCATAGGATTTCTAGAAATACCTTTAATTCTTCTATCTGGATCATGTTTGATCTAAATAGACCAACTTGAAGAAGTGAGAAAAAGTCAGATTCATCTTCAAAAAATTTCTTTTCCTCTATAAGTGCTAGTGGTTTTGGAGAGATCTTTAGAATATTAACAACGCTATAGTCACCCCCTCCACCCCCTGCTGTGTCAACAGAGATAACAAATCTTTTGTTTTCCCCATCTTCCCATAAATTGGACGGATCAAAGCTAGGATGCCAAATAAGATCATTATAATCTATAATTGAGTTTTGAAATGGCAGTAATTCTTTATGTACAAATTTAACCTCTGTTTTCTTTAGCTTTTTAAGTGTGTAAGAGTCTAATAATAATTTAGAGGAGCTCAAAAATTGATTTCCATATTCCTGATTGAAATCCTCTTCCGAACCTAAATTTGCTATTTCTTTCTTTTTCCACTCATCATCCCTTCCAGGAACCTGCCACCAATCAACCCTAATTGGGTTAAATTCATTCTGTCCCTCGATAGCAGATTTATAAATCTCATAAAATTTATTCATTCCGTTAGGTGTAGAAGTAATAATAATCCTTGATATTTTGGAAGAAGAAATCGTAGGATATACTGATTTAAAGAATTGCCCGATGAAATTTGGATTAATGTGGGCAAACTCATCCATGTATAAGAAATGGACAGTAAAACCGATGGATGACTGTTTAGTTGTCGTCTTAGCCATGATTCTGCATCCATTATCAAACTTCATGGTCATAACGTTGTACACAAATACTCCAGGTTTTAAGAAGAATGGAAGACCCTTCATAATAATCTTGATCTTATCCATCAATTCAGTTGCGGTGTCACCAATATTTGCAAGAATCATAGCATTCTTGTCAAAATTGAAAAGAAGGTACCACAAAAGAAATATAGAAGAGGTTACTGTTTTTCCACTCTGTCTTGGACTTAGGAATATATTAAATCGATGCTCTTGATACTGACTAAGAATTTGCTCTTGATAATCCCTTAAAGTAATCTTTCGAATACCCTCATCTGTCATAGCATTACAATATGTGTTAGCAAAATATCTAACATCGGAAGCGCATTTTTTAAATTCCTCAACCTCCCATTCTGTATACTCGAACAATATCCCACCTCTTCTTAATTCAGGATCGTTTTCATGAAATGGGTTGTCGACATCTTTGAAGTCCACCCCATTTTCATCTGCGTTCTGTATAATTTTATTGACCCTTTCTGTGGTCCAATAGTTACTTTGTTGTTTTTCTTCAGCCATATGTTAAAATAAATCGTCGTCGAGTTCTATTTTAGTCTCGTCTTCCAATTGCTGCTTTAATTCATTTTCTGGCGTAATTAGATCCTTCATTTTAGGATCTATCAGATTTTTGTCTATTTCTTCTACTATTTGTGCTTTTTTGACTATAACCTCTGTTTTAATTACGCTTTGTAAACCCTCCATAAGGGTTTTATTACCCCTAACCTTTACTGATCCACCCTCTCCGTTAATTCCTGGTATAGTAACCGGATTCCCGTCATTATCGACAATTTCTCTCTGTTGCACATTGCCAGAATTTCTAGCCTCGTTATTTAAATCCTTGTAGGTCTTTTCCATTTTGGAAAGATACTCCTGGAATTTTATAGGCATTTGCATTAATTGGTTTTGCATCTGCGTTAAAACCTCAAAATTTCTTGCCTGGTATTGTCCTCCTGCATCTATTTCGTCAAGCATTTTGGTAACAGCGTGTTGTGCTGTTCTTATTTGAAATGCCATCGTTGAAATACTAAGTGCATCTATTTTAGCTCTGTAATTAACATAGTCGTCTTCGCTTATTACGTCAGAATCCATATGAAATTTGATCAACGAAGTTAGTATTGCTTTTGATTCCGCCTCAACCTCAGTTTTAAGAGCATCAAAATTCATTATTCTTTCTGGCTTCATAGCAGGAATATCCGGTGCTGTTAATCCATCAAGGGTCTCATTAGAAAAGATTAAATCTTCTAATTGCTGTTTCTTTTTAAGTGCCTCTTCTACGCTAGGCTTTGTTGAAGTATTTTTAGGGGGTCTTCTCGGCATAAAATTATCTGTTTTTAGCAATCTTAGGAAGTTTAAGAACAGGTTTAGCGTTATCTATGATAATTGCTAATTGCGAATCCCCAACTACGTTTTGATTTAAGATTGCTGATTGTTTTTCTTTCTCTATCATGTTTTGGAATACTCTCAGATTTGTTAGATATAAAGGTCCTCCTAAAACTTTATAAGAATTATTATCTGTTCCCCATGTTACTTTCTGATTGTCAGTTTCCATGTCAGACGTCAATGCATATGTATACTTATCAGTATTTAATCCCTCTTTATAATGAGCTATTCCAAGATCCGATGTTTGTGCTTCTGGATTTTCTGGATTGTAAAGCATTTGCCAAACATTGATTGAGTGTTGTTTAAATATATTTGAAAAATTAAATACAAATCCGTACCATTCATCTAAGGATGGAATGAAATATCCATTCGGACTAGGGGTTCCTGCTCCGAAAGGAGATAATATCTCAAGATCATTTACTAGTATTCTGAAAGATCCTGTTTGAATATATTCTGTGCTTGTTGATGTTGTGTTAGTTCCTGACCATATCATTTGAATCCATATTCCCTTGTTATGATCATCCCTTCCGTATAACAGGGTTCTTGATTGTGCTTTTTGTACCTTCCATGTGGCAAGTGAAGATGTTACCTCCGTTCCATTATCCCTAACTTTGAAAGTGTATTGGTCTGGAATTTCTAATATCTTAAATCCACCAGATCTAGGTGCATCTGCCAATATCGAAACATATTCATCATTAGACGTCAATCTGTGTGGATTTGGCCAGGTAGAATGAACGATAAATCCATCACCTTGAGTGTATGATGATATAGAAACCTTAGGTGCTGGTCTGTTAACTAATTTTGTTTTGTCTATGTAATTTCTGGTTTTAAACCAACATGTGAAAGATAATTCCTCGCCGTCAGTTAGACCAGGAAGTGATTTATACCTTACTGCCTGTCTTTGTATTTCGGACTTACTGGATGCACCAGGATCATCATATACAAATCTCTCCAAATCATAATAGCTATTAAACACTATAGTCCAGTTATTGTTTAAATCAAATTCTATAATAGGAAGGTAATGATCTATATAAGATCTAGTAGGATCCTCATTTCTTCTTTGTGATGATACAAAATATTGCTGCTTTTTAGTCACCTTTTCAACTTCTTCCGCGGTTTCCTCCCCAAAAAGATCTTTTGTATTCACTGTGTAATCTAATAGCTCTTTCTCCGCAACCTTATTATTGAATTGGGTATTTTGTTTTACCTCATACTTCATTAATTGACATTTGAAGTAAACTGGATATAAATTATAGTCTCTGTGCAAATACGTTGATTCTATCTGATAGATTCTATTTGTAAGTGGAAAGAATATAATGTCTCTTTTTCTTGGTGCAGATCCTTTACCAAAAAATCCTTCAAAATATTTTCTGTCTATGTGAATTTCCAAAGGTTGCTCAAATTGGATCCCAAATGTGTCATATATTGGCTTGTTGTCAGGGAAGTTGTTTCCTGGAACCATAACTTTGATACATTTCTCGTCAACAACATCAAATAAGCTGTATTCCTTTAATATCACATCCTTACCTCTTCCGTTCGGTTGAACTGAATAGTAGCTAACCTCGTGGCCAAATAGGGTATTTACAGTTTTACTCAAATCCTGGTAAATATTAATACCTCTGTTTACATCATATGGATTGAATAATTTATCAGCAGGACAATCATTAAAAATAACAGACTTTGTGTACATCTCTTTAGAGCACATTACTGCAGGTTTGGTAGCATAATCCCTATAATCTATGGTCTTATATTTAAGATCCAAATCAAAATTATCAAGTGATATCTGTGGATGTAAATTGGTTCCCTCTGAGAGATGAGGACTTGCATCTTCACTAGAATAAGCTGTGAATTTAAACTCTAGATAAAGATCATTGTCAGGATTTAGATCTAGCCCATCTATTACATTCTGCTCTAACGGCATCCATAATGACCAATTACTATTATTGGTGCTCCATCTAAATTCCTTTAGAAGATAACTGCTGGGTTCTGCCTCCCCTGTAGTTTCTATAATCCAGCCATTGAATTTTTCAACCCCCTTAAATGGTGAATTATAATTGATAATTCTATAGTTCCCTATAGATGTAAATATAATAGGATCTGTCATCGCTTCTATATATCGGCGATTTATTGAATGGTTTTTTCAGAAAGTATATCTACTCCTTTTAGAATGACAGAATTATCAGGGGGAACCACGCCAAGCTCGGTTTTAACCTTGATACCGCCCTGCATTAGATTACCCCTAAACCTCTCTGTTGTAAGATCCAACTGAGGAAGATATGTTTCTGCATTCACAGAAAGGGTTAGTGTAATTCCCTCACCCCTTGTGCTCCCGTAGCTAAAATTAAATTGATTAGGCGTTTTTTCTGGTACAACATCAGGTAATGACACCTGAACTGGTATTCTAAATCCGTTATATTCAAAATAATAAACGAAGTTTTTAAACAAAACTTCGATAACCCTTGCTTGAATCTTCAGGGCATCAGTTGTTGTGTCTACTTTTAGCTTAAGATTAAAAGTAGCATCGATAGGAATGGGAGACAGATAAGCCGAATATGCTTTCATTTCTGCTCCCCCGCTATCCTGCATAATTTCCTTTTCGTATGTTCCTCTAACATATTTATTAGTAGAAGATGCTGTATTAACTCTTGATCCAGAATATTCTAAGATGCCTCTTGGTATAACGTCATAGTTACCCTCTGCAAAAGCAGGATTTCCGTCACAATCTCCATAATTTATGTAAAAATCCTGCAAAAAGGATTCATCTCCTGCTAAAGAGTAGAAGAATGGAATGTAGATCTCCTGTACCTTCCCACCGCCAGATGTCTGAAAATATGTTATTTTCTCGTTTAATGATTTTAACATGCCAATAATAAGACCTCTAAAGAAAATATCATCGCTGTTAAATTTATCTAAAAAATTCATAAATCTTATTTTATGTTTCTGCTTTCTTCAACCAATACATCTATCACAGGAAGTTCCGTGTATTTAAATTCTATCGGTAAATTCTTTTGATTTGTGTATTTTGGGTGGGAAAAAGATCCCTGATTGTATAGATTGTCAGTAAGCTCGTACACATTAGTAACATAATCATCCGTTAAAAATGTCTTGCCCCTATCAGCAGATACTGGATTCTCAAACTTATAAATGAAAAATTCACTAGCTGGAAGCTTTGAAAGAGATCTCTTATTATTCTTTGTGACAAAGAAATAGGAGTATGTCTGTATATCGTTTCTAGATGATATTACCATACTCCTATATATTGAAATTTTTATACCTTCTCTATAAGAAGATCTGAAAAATTATTCCTTTTTTGTATTTCCATCTTATAATCAAAGATCTCTGTTGGCATAGGAGCATGATTTATCACAAAAACGTTCAATCCTAGGTCATCACATATCTTTCTTAATGTATTCAGAATGGTATAAACACCATCTGGATCGACGGAGCTGAATATTTCGTCTAAAAATAGAAGATTGATTGAGCTAAATCTTATTTTCATTAGTTTTATTACGGATAGCAAAACTGCAAAATCCACTTTCTTCATTTCTCCTGTACTTAGGGTCGATGTTGATATCTCCTCTCCCATGTGAACGACTGATGCATTAAAATCCTCGTCAAATGTCACAGTGTATGGCAAATGCAGGGAATTCATCAATTCTGATATATTTCCATTTAAAGATGGCAATATTGTTTTAAGAGCAAGCTGCTTTACCCCTTTCTCACCTAAAATATCTTCTATTTTTTTGATCCATTCGCTCTTTTTCTCCTCCTTGGTTTTATCCTGATTAAATTCTTGTACAGATTCTCTAGTTTCTTCTGCTATCTTTCTTAAAGAATCTAAACCTTGAGATGTTGGAGCATTTTTTAATTTTCTAAGCTCATCCTTTGCAGAGCTGATATTAACAGCTATTTTATTACCCTTATCTGTAATTGATGCTTTTTCCTTTTTCAATTCTCCTTCCTGGGTAACAGAATCATCATAATTTTTCTGATTAGATTTAAGATCTTCTTTTAATTCTGATAAATGTCTATTAAGATCGTCTTTTACGCTTTGGTGAAAATTTCCGGAAAGATCTGATTCACAGGTTGGACATTTATCATTTTCGTAGAGCTTTATTTTTTTCTCTATTGTTTTTATTGATTCGTTAGTTCCTGTTATGATTCTATATAGTTTTCTTGTTTGATCTATTACCTCAGCTTCAGTTGTATTGAACTCCTCCATTTTATTCTTGTGCAGAGCAGCTAGAGAAGAAAATTTAGCAATCTTATCTTCTAAAGATTTTATTTCATCCTTAGATGTTTCCTTTATTCTCTCCGATAATGATTCCATCTCGCTCTGTGTCTTAACTATTGTTTTAGAAAGAGCTTCAATTTCTCCGTTAATTCTAATTATGTTTTCTCTGATCCCTTTAGATTCTTCTTTCAAAAGATCCCTCATTTCATTTATAACATAGAATCCAAAGATTTTATCTATAATTGATTTCTTGTCTGCCGGAGACATTTTAAGAAAACTTTTAAAATCATTGATCGATAGAGATATTGTATTATTAAATACGTAATTTGGTATCTGGATTATATCATCTGTTAGATAATCCTGAACTGATCTAGATCCGGCCTTGTCATAAAGATCCCCATTAACATAGAGATTAAACATAGATGGATCCAATCCTCTTTCTACCATATACTCTTCACCATTAGCTACAAAGGTGATTTTAACCCATGCATTACCATTAATTCTGTTAGGAATATCCTTTAATTTTTTTCCGTCCAGTTTTCCGTACAATCCAAATGTTATCACATCGGAGATCGTGGATTTCCCTGCCCCGTTTTCCCCAACAACTAAATATAGACCAGTATTCTCGTTGAATGAAAGCGATTGTATCTTATTTCCATAAGATGCAAAATTTCTCCATTCTATCTTCGTTAATTTCATGATTCTGTTTCTTTATCGGTTGTTCTTTTATATAATATCTTGATGGTTTTTTTCATTTTATCCTTAACTTCATCAGGTTCGTTAAGAGAGTTGATATATTCGTCAGCAAAATCTATTATAGAAAAGCTTCTTCCGTCTAGGCTGAAAAGTGCTTCCTCTATATTTTGATCATTCTGAATATTATCCTTGATTGGCGTAAAGGTTGTTTTAAGCTGCGTAGACACCATTTCGGTAAGTACCCCTAATGAAGCTTTGACAGCAATCTTAGGGTCGATTAAAACATCCACAAAATTGTTTCTAAACAGGTCTTCTAGTTCAAGGGGAGTTTTTTCCAACACCTGATCAAACCCAATCTTAATAAATCTTGGTGAAAAATTATTTTCAAATAATATCTCCTCCTGAGTTTCCAAATCTAATAATAGAATCGCTTTTCTGTTATCCATATCAGATCTTGTTAATTGATATGGAGATCCTAACATTCTAACCTTACCAAAATTTTGTGAATAGTGAATATGCCCTGAATAAACTCTATCGAAATTATCTAATTTATTGTAGCCTATTCCATCTTCTATTTTTGTAAATTTATTAAAACTCAATCCCCTAATATCTGAATGACAAAAAAGATAGTCATGTTTTTCAGTTTCTGCTAATAATTCAACTGCAACTTCTTCATTGGCTCTCCAAGGCATTAGAAAAGCAGATCTTTCTCCAAATTTTATGGATATTGGATCTTCAAATATATTAATATTAGGAATCCATTTAAGGGAAGCTAGTGAATTTATTTCATTGGATTCTTTTGCATATATGTCATGGTTTCCTACTATAACATAAACACCATCTTTAAATATCTTAGACAATTCACCAAAGATCTCTACACACAGATTTAAAACCTTCAAATTGATGCTTTGCCTAGAATCATAAACATCTCCTAGATGTATCAGCACATCTCCGGGTTTGTATTCTTTTTTAACTAACGGAATGAACCATTCGAAAAAATATTTTCTCATGATTTGTATCCATTCTTCTGAGCTGTTTCGAACACCTAAATGGGTGTCCGTTATCATCCATAGTCTTTTTGCTTTCGCTATATTCATCCTAAAATATTTTCTTGATCTTCTTCTTGGATACTATTCCAAATTTCTGATCCATTTCATTAACAATTAGCTCCTTATATTTCATATGAATCAATTCATATGCTTTTAAATAACCAACATTCATAAAATCACATATTGCAACAAATTTTTCTACAGTAGTGAATTCCGTTTCTGCCATATCTTCTAATAGATCTTGAAATAAAAAAGGTATCAAATCCTTTGGTATTTTTTTATTTGGTCCAAGAGCACACCATCTTGATCTATGGAATATTTCATAAACAAGATCGTTTAATGCAGCAAGATGTAAATAATCTTCATCGTCTTCATCTTTTGATGCTTTAAATGATCTATAATCCTTTGTTGTATCCTCAATCTGTAGGTATTCTGCGTAAGATGGATCTATCGGTACTGCTTCTGCTTCAGGAACTTCTACTTCCTCGATTAGCTTTTTTTGTTTCATTAATTTTCATTCATTATTTGGGAGTTGGGATCCTCTGTGATCCTCATGTAACTATAATCTACTATAAATTTTTTATATGAATTTTTATATCCTTCGTCTCTATTTGCAAGTACCTTTATTTTATATTCATTATTGGAATACATTAAAGGATCCTGTATAATACCGAACATACCATCTACCGTTGCTACAAGGCCTGACGATTCTGAAGCAGAGTTCATAGAAAGATCTGTCGCGTCAAATTCAGATTGCTTCGTTTGTGTGGCAGTAACTATGGCCCATTCATTTCTTTGACCCATAGCTCTTAAATCCTCCGCTATCTGTTTAATCTTCATGTAGGTATTTTCAGTATTGGGATTTCTCCAGTTTTTCATAATGTTGATGTAGTCGATAACAACAATTTTAAATTTAATACCCTTTACCTCTTCTACTTTTCTGAGCCATTTTTCAACATCTAAAACAGAAGCCTGGCTGGTTCCGAATTCCTTGACATATAATTGTCCAGGAGTTGATAAATTATCAAATGCTAGGTTTCTGATTTTCTTTTTGATTATCTCGCCATCTTCCGTTGCATTATTGTATTCTGCCATTTTAATACCAAGAAGATTTGATCCGACTCTCTTCATGTATTTTCTATCACTCAACTCTAAAGTGATAACTGCAACATTACTGGAAGCTCTAATAGCTTGTGCTGCAATATTTCCTAGCCATAATGTTTTACCAACCTTAGGCTGTCCAAGAAATACGTATAGATTTTTAGCAGAAAATCCACCACCGAGAACAAGATCTATAAAATCATATCCTGATGAGAATGTACTGGATTTAGGCTGCTTGTGATTTTCAGGATCGGTAAAATCCAATCCAAGATCAAAAGAAAAGTCTAAGCTATTTCTTTCATTTACTATGGTTTTAAACGTATTAACAACGTCTTTAATATTCTCTGGACTAACCTCTGTTGATTTGATGTATGTGATTGCATCCATCGCACTTTGCTCTAGATTCTTCCATTCAATCCACGATTCAGTATTCTCTCTTAACCACTCTGGATCATATTCACTCAGTTTTATATCAAATATGGTATCAACTTGATTTTCAGGTAGCTTGTCGCCAAGTTTGAGCATTTTCACAATCTCCTTAACCTGCTGTGTGGAAGGTATCTGCGAATATTTCTTCCAGAAAGATTTTACAATCTTAAATGCCTCCTGATATCTAACATCTTTGAAAAATGATGGCTTAGCCGATTCAACATAAATTGCATCGGAAACTATACTACAAAACCATACATTTTCTAAGTGGGAATTGACCATAATTAATAATGTGGGTTGTCTTTGATTTTATAAACTTTTTTAGTGCTTTGTTTAGATTTTTGTTTCTCGAAAATTCCTCTTTCTATAAGGGATTGCACCAATTCTCCGTGTTTGTTCTTTTCCCAACCCGATGGAAAAAAGGAGTTGAATGTTTGTTCGGAAAATTCTCCTTGAGGTCTTCCGTCGCGAACTAGATAACTATTTAGTTCAAATATAACATCCTCTTCAGTTGGGTATGATGGAAGATCTTTCCATATTCCCATGTGATATTTCATTTTGATTTTATTCTTCTCCATCTTCTTCTGATTCTTCTCCGTTAACTATTGCATCAAGCTCGTTCATGTCAAATAAATCAGGCAATAAGAAGTGAGGTTTAATTGCTTTTTCGTCTATTTTTCTTAAAACCTCTTCTGTAAATACCTCAGGGGTAAATAACTGGGACGAGAAGATAGATTTTCCTAGGTGAGCAATTGCCCATTTAGTAGATGATGCGCTTGGTGTAAATTCCAATTCTCCTGTCTTTTTGTCAAGCTCTAGTTTTCCTCTTTCAATTCCGCAAATATCCCAAGAAACAAATTCTTCTAATCCAACATACGGATTCATACCATTAATGAAAGAGATATGGAATTTAGTAGGGTATGGTCTGGTGAATCTTGTTTTCTTTGGTGTTGATGTAACAATGATACCTGTTTTTTTGTCATTACTGTCTTTAAGCTGTGCCTTAGACAACATAATAACATTACTCATAGAGAAGATAGGCCCGTCACCGCCAGAAGCTTCTTTTGTTGTCATGAAGCTACCGATACCTGCTGTTGTTGTGTGATTGGTACAGATCAATGGAATTCTAACACCTGTTAAATCTAATGTGATCTCTCTAAATAAACCTCTCATTTCCTTAGATCTAATACCCATATCCATTGCTGTTTTACCTTTTAAAGCGTCAGCAGATTCTTTCATTGTTGTAAGCATACCCAAGGAATCTAAAACTAATAGGATCTTAGGATCTGCTCCTTCTTTTCTTGCCTTTTTAATTTGATCAACTAAATTAGCAACGAAGATTTTGAAATCTGAAATAGATTTAATTGGCTGATATCTAACAGTATTAGTATCTATACCGAATTTTTTTGCCATTGATCTATCAATAGCTCCTTCAGTGTCGCAATAGATGACGTTATATCCTTGTTTTTGTGATTCTCTCACAATATTCATACAAAGAAAGCTTTTACCAGTTTGCGGATCTCCTGCAATTCCCATTGATCTATTATTAGCGACACCTCCGAAAAGACTTCCGGAAAGCTGAGCATTCAAAACATAGTTTCCAGTTCCAATCCATTCAGTAACTTCGGAGAATTCATTCTCCTCTAAAATTGATCCTGCCTCAAATCCTTCAATTTTTGAAAGTTGTTTGTCAAGGTCTAAAAAAGAAAATTCTTTCTTAGATGTCGATTTTTCTTTAGCCATAATTCATTAATTATTTAATCATTATAGACAACAGAGTGATTAGATTTCCGTTTTTTTAGCAGTCATTTTGCATTACGCACAAAAAAAGCAGGCATAAACCTGCTTTTTTAAATTAAGGGACTTAATTATTTTACTTCTTCAGTTTTCCATTCTTTCTTTGGTTCAGCTGTAGTTGCACTATCTGCTGGTATTTTAGCAGTAGAATCATTTGCAGAAACTGCAGATGAATCAACTTTAGCTGCTGTTGAATCTGTTGTTGCTCCGTTATTAGCTCCGCTTCCGCATGCTGTTAATGCTAAAACTGATAAAATTGCTAATGCTTTTTTCATAATGTTTGTTTTTTATTTAGGTCTTATATATCTTTTTTACGCTCTTGTTTCATCTGCAAAGCTCATTAGCAACGCTAATAGCTATAAGGGTTTCTGGTTTTATTGCATAATTATAACCCATGCTTTCCATGTATCCGATAGCAGTCTTTACAATCATATTAGACCTGTATTTGGGGTTATTGTTATAATCCAGATCTATCTGATGTATATTAATACCTCCTTCCACCTTAAGGTAACCCGCAACGTCTATTGATCTTTGTAATTCTCCCCAGAGTTTAGTCCACATATCCTTTACTTTAGGTAGAACCTCCCTTTTATAGATAACATGAGCTCCTCTATTATCATATCTAAAAACAACTGTCGTCACATAAATAGTTTTTCCGGAATAGCTCTGACTGTCGCATCCGACATATATTTTTGTCTGTGGTCTTTTTTCCAATACGTTTTTAACGTATTTTAGTAAGTCCACAGTCTCGTTACTCCCGATCTTTCTAAAAGCCCTCGCTGACATTTGTTATCTTTCTATTTTCTGGTAAATTTTTCCTGGAATATGTGTCCTGCTACAAACCATTGTGATTCATCTTCGTTCTTTTTTAAAAAGAATGTCGCATCACTTATTTGACCTATTAGCGTGTATTCTTCATTTTCACAAACAAATGTTGCATCAAGATCATCCATCTTATATGGCCATTTTGAAATGAATTTTGTTGCATTTCTTTCGAAATAATCTCTGTAATACTTCTGAAGGTCTTTTTCGATGCTTTTAACTTTTCTGAAATTACGATCGGTCATGTTTTTTACGTTTAGCTATTATACAATAAAAAAGCCCCGGGGTTTCCGAGGCTTTCAAATATTAGTTAAAAAAATTAATCTTTATACTTGTAATAATTAAATACCTCTTCAATATCATCAGCTGATGTTGTGATGTGATCAACAGCCCATTGTTCAACCTTTCCTGATGCTTGTACCATCGAGATTAATTGATTAGCCTGATCTGCTATCTTTTTAAGATTAGTGATTACCATATAAGGTCTTGGAGCGTTATCCTCTACCTCTAAATGTGCAGGGACCTCAGTTGAGAATGTATCTGTTGCTGGCTCTTCCGCTGGAAATTCATCGGTAGAATCAGTTTCTGTATCAGCACCCATATCTGTATCATCAGATACCGCTGGTGTGTTTAAATCGTCCTCTTGAGTTGCTTTGGAGATTCTATCTTTTTTATAATCCTCCATTGGTTTTAAATTCTGCATAGAATGTTTTATATTTCTTTACGTCTTATATATTCCTTCTCAATATAATTTCCCGTAAAAAATGGTCTTATTGCTTACATTTTTTTAAAACTGAGCAAATTAAAGCACATTTTTCATATTCTTCCTCACCAGAAAAATATGATAGCATAGACTCTAGTGTGCTTTTGCAATCATTTTTGGAAAGAATGTAGTCAATATTAGGAGATTTTAGGCATTCGTACAAATCATTATATGCTTCTGCAATAGATTCATCTATATAGCAGATTTTCTCATCGATTTTATTTATATTTTCCATGACCCAAATATACTAGGATTTTTGCTAATAAAAAAATGCACATACACAAAAAACCCACCAATAAGGCGGGTCCTTTGTCACGAGTTAAAGCCATTTAGAATTTATTACCACAGGTTGGACAGAATTTCCAATCCTGCTTGTTTCTGGTACCGCATTCTGTGCAGTATGATCTTATTTCTTTAGCCTCTACATTCTTTTGGCTAATTGGTAGAATTTGATATTCCACTGCATTAGCATAGTAGGAATTGAAATTACCATTGGCATTTTGAAAATCCTGGCTGGATTTAGATCCTGCTTCCACCCTACCAGTTTCTATAGAATCCGCTCTTTTATTAAGGGGTTCGTTTCTTAAAACAGAGGATGTAAACAAAGAAGTATCCTTGATACCCCTATCGGTAGTTCCGAGGCTCTGATTATAGAAGGTATTGAAGTTTCCCGAAGTTGTATTACCTAAACCTGTAAGTGTATAGGTTCCTGATCCTGTGAATGTAGAATTTGTATTAGTCCATGTCACGGTGCTACCGCTCCCTGAATAAAATCCAGAATATGGAAGAACCTCATCGTAAAATTCAATTTTAACTAAACCATTATTAGCAATGGCTTCTTTAACCTCCTGAGAATTATTTACCTTATAGGTAGAAAATTTAAATTTTTCAGGCGAGTCCAAAAATCTTTCTAAAAAGACTCTTTGACCTGGATTTAGAATAATACCTCTTTCAGATATTCTTTTTCCATTAATGCTAATCTTAGCTAATACTGGGGATGTTTTTGGATTGAAAAGTTCAATCTCGAATTCGTCTCCATCATTAAGATAAACTTGATCTTTTAATGCTGGATAAACCTTTAAGCGGTTTTTCTTTTTTGTAATTTGGGCAACACACGGCTTACCGCTGTAGAACCCACTTGTTGAAGTGATGTACATGATTTGTTCACTTATATTTAGCAACTTCCTTCGTGTCCCTCGTAAAGACACTCCAGGGCTTGTGGACCCGGAAGCAACTTAGAGTAAGCCTCTAAATCATTACTATATATTATAATTGGGGATATTTGTTTCAAATTCCTGATTCAGAAACAGAAACTATTTGTTGATGAACCCTTCCAAGAGAGGAGGTTAATTTATTGTTTATTTTCCTTTCGACAGCTCTTTTTCTAGATTCTAGATGATTTAGAAATCTTTTAGTTAAATCATAGGTGATAACTGTTGGAATTGAAATATCGTAAGAGTACAGACCATTTGTTACAATTATTCTATCGCTCTCTATGCGACAAATTATTTCATTGTATTCTATAAAAAATGTTCCAGATATAGCAGAATACACCAGTTTAGATTGGGAATGTGACATTAAATAGTTTGTTATATCAACTATCTTTAATTGATTATCCTTAAGTTCAGTTCTGGCCTTCTTGAAAGATGACTTTCTTTTTTTACTCAGATATTTCTTTATCTTGTACCAGATTAGGAGTTTGATCCGCTTCATCAACAATTTCTTTAGTTAGTAAATAATTCAAAACTTCTTTCCATGATGGAAATTTTTCAGTTCCAAAATGAATGTGTTCACCCTCGAAATCTGCAACACCATTAGCTATTCTATCATCTATTAAATAATCACCTTTTAATAATCCCTTATTGTGAGAGAGTATTAATTTTTTATTTGCGCTCTTGCCAAGATATTTTTGTACCCAAATTCTTTTGTCTGTCCATGCATAGGTGTTAGACCACATTGCAGTTGAAAGGATATAGGTATCATATTTTGCTTGAAGTGATTGCCATGCCTCAATAGCTCCTGGCATAGGATCAAGATCTTTAAAAGCGAATGCGTGATTAAATGCCTGGAATTGATTTATGCCTTTGGACATTAATTCCTCGTGTCTTTTATCAAAATCACATAATACCCCGTCCATATCAACATAGACTACGGGCTTTCCTGTTTTTAAGGAAGCTCTAAGATATGCTGGGTTGTCGCTCATTGTTATATTTTTTAGTCTGGCGTAAATATAAAAGCATTAATCGAGAGATAAAAATGTTTTACTTTTTCTTTAATAAGAATTTTTCATGCTTGAATGCATGTAATGATGTTATATGCATCGTATACATCCCAGGCTTCACGTCATTCCATGAATCCGGATCTTTCTCTCTTAATCTTTCAAGAAGCCAAATAACCTTTCTACATGCTAAATAAATGTCATCTCTAAAGTGTCTAAAGAAATCGCATGATCTAATATAATAAACAATATGCAAATAGTTATGTCTTCTGATAAAATGATATCCAATAGTACAGGGTACTCTTTCTCCATTAGCCCCGCCAGTATCTTCAGGAAACCAAATAGGCAGGAATGCCTGTCTGGTGAAAGGTTCTTTTAACATTAGATCTATAACATCGTTAAAATCCCCATAATTAAATCTAATTCCTTTATGTGGATCTTCTGTTACACTCTTTTCGGCATATTTAGGCCAAATCCTTTCTGGATATGTGTGTGAGAATTTTGCAGTTCCTCCAAACTCAGCATTATTCTTTTGAGCGAATGGCCACCAATTATGTGACGGGGGAGGATTTAAAGGTAATCCGCCAACTCTTTCCTCGAAATGATCGTCTGCCCACGGGAGGTTTGGAGATATCTGTTTGACTAACTCTGGTATATCTTCCACCATAGTGCATGTAAATGAATGGTTTAAGATCTCAATCATAGCGAATTTATCGTCATGTTTTATATCTTTACCTTGCCATTTTTCTGTATGAACCTCATAGCAGAAATCATGCATTTTCTCTTTTGTCCAATCAATAGCTGCGTTAAATTTTCCAAAAACCTTCATTATCGTGTTTTATCTTGTATTTCTATCCCAAAACAAAGGAAATATTTCAAACACTGCTTGTTTATTTTTTGATATATAAGAAAATGGGAAAAGTTTTAAATTTTAAAGGATTTTTAAATGAAGGTGCATTCGGATCATTAAGCGCATTTGTGTTTGTTCCGGTTGATAAAAACTTCAAATCTTTGGATACAGATATACCAAATTCAAAATTATCTTTGCCTTCTCAGAGAAGCAATTCGGGGGTGGCTGGATATCTGGTGGTTCCAGCAACAGTTGAAACCAACGAATTAATGAAAAGTCCATATATGATGGGAGGAAAATATGGTGTTTCCGGACATATTAAATATACAAAATCCGCTCTTAATGATGGAATAATAGTTATGAATGGTGGAGACGAATTCACAACAGGTTCAGCAACTGGTGTAGCATCAGTCACTGCTAACGTTCCTGGATTTGGACAAAATGCAGCATATTATTTCAAATCGGGAAATGCATTGATCCTAGAGGAATTGATGAAGAAGGAAGGATGGGACGAAGAAACTATTGGGGATATCAAGGGAAGAAAAATAGGGAATGGATTTCCTTCTAATACAACACTGACATATCTGGCATTTGGAGGAATAGAAGAGGCTGCTAAACTAATTAAAGAATTATTTGCAGCAAGTTCAGAAGACATTGGATTAAAATTTGAAAATCCTGAAGTTGCCAAAAATTACGATTCCACAGATTTTTTATTAAAAATGTTTTCAAATAATCCTGCGGGATTCGTAGAATTAAATTTCTCAGAGGGAACATTTGAAAAAATATCAGCATTAGCAAAAGAAACAGGAACCGAGGAGGTTTCAAAAACAATAGACAATCTTAGCGATTTAAAATCGTCAGGATTTTTTGAAGATTAAAAAACAATTAAATGAAAAGAATACAGGATTTTAAAACATTTACTGGAGTTAATGAAGCTAACATTTTTTCCAAAGGAGCTGAAGCTGTTAAAAAAGCAGGAAGCTGGTTAATGAATTTAATAAAAATTCAAGCAAAAAATGAAATTCCTGTAAGGGATAAGAAGTATAATCCTGAATCAGAAAGCTTTGACGATCAAGCAACCCCTGAGGCATTTATTAAAATACATCTTCCCGAAGGATCAAAAGGAGAAGATTATAAATTCACAAGAAAATTTGAAAACGAAATGAGTGAGTCAGATCCAGCTTGGAAAATAGCACAAAAGACTCAAGATCCTGAAATAGATGATGTCAGTGCTCCTGAACTTAAAAAAGAATTAGCATACCATTTTAAAAATCCGGAATCAGGAAGACCCCTTTTGATCTGGGGAGCTCCTGGAATAGGCAAGACTTCTATTGTAAAATCATTTGGTTTAGAGGATATGGGAGTTCCTGTAATAGAAGTGATTCTTAGTCTAATGGAACCAACGGATGTAGCAGGATTACCTGGTACAGAAGCTGATAAAAAATATGGTGATGTTAAAAGATCAGTAAACTATCTTCCTATGATATGGCCTTTAGATAATGGTCCAGAGGGTAAAGGAGGAATTATATTTCTTGATGAAATAAACAGAGCACATCCATCAGTGCAAGCTGCAATGCTTAAAGTTGTATTGGATAGAGAAATTGCAGGCGCTAATTATAAAATACCTAGCAAATGGTTAATACTTGCTGCTGCAAATAGACCGGAAGACGAACCGGGCGGATTAATCAGACCAATGAGTTTTGCACTTGCGAACAGATTTGCACAAGTAAATCTTATTTCAGATCCTTCAAGCTGGACAGGATGGGCAAGAGGAAAGGGATTAAGCGATGATGTTGTTTCGTTTGTTGAATTAATGCAGGAGTATTTCTACATGATGCCAGGAACATTAAGTTCATATGATACAACAATGGGTGTTACCCCTAGAGCATGGGATTATGCAGCGAAAGAATATCAAGATAGAAAAGAAGAAGCAGAAGCAAAAGGTACACAATTAAGTGAATTAGAAATTTCAAAAATATTCAATAAGCATTTAGGGAAAAAAGTATCCTCTGTTATCACAGACTTTTTGGAAACCACAAAAGTTTGGCCTATCAATAGAATAACTAAGGTATTCACAGATCCTTCCGATCCTACAATACAATTACCAATGTCATCATCGGGAAAATATGATTTAAGAAAATCGTATGCTGTTATGTACATGATTTCAAAGTATAATGCAGGACAAACATTAACCAAAGATGAATTTAGCAATTTTATTACATATCTAACAGCTTTAGATTCTGGAGAAATCGCAATGAGCGGTTTAAATATGATCAAAAGAACTCACCCAGAGGTTAAAAATTATTTAGGAGATACTTCTCTTGAAAAATACGTAACTCCATTTGTTACTAAATATAAGGGTTTCATGAAGGAAATCTAATATGAAAAGATTAAGAAATTTTAAGGAGTATCAATTACTGAAAGAGAATTTTTCTCAATATGGAATGACACAGGAAAATTACGAAAAATCCATAATGAGGGTAAAAAGATGCATTTCTAAGATTCTAATGAAAGGAGGGTTTTTCGGAAACGTGCTATCTGAAATACCGGTAGCAGTTTCTAAAGAGTGCAAGTTTTTCTCTACTGACGGAACTGTTTTTATATTTAATCCTGAAAACATTTTAGGAATGAGCGATGATGAAGTTATTTGGGCGATCAATCAAGGAATTATACATCTCGCTCTGCAGCACTTCGATAGAAAAAAAGACAAGGATGAATCAATCTGGAATCAAGCTTGTGATATAGCTGCAGAACCATATTTAGAAGGTATAGGAAAATCAGCTCTTCCTCTTAAATATAAGGATCCTAAATTCAACGGAAAATCTTCAGAAGAGATATACTCGGAATTAGAAAAATCTGGTGGCGACAGCTCCTATAAATCGTATTGCGATGTATTAGAGCCTGGTGAAATAAACACAGAAAAAACATCGGAGACCATAATGGGTGATATTGATTCAATCAGAGGAGATTCGGATCATGAGTTTGATAAGAAAGAATTCAGTGATAAAAAAGGAGAACAAGAAGAAACAGGAGACAATCAAACACCAATGGGAGATGAAGATGATAAAAAAGGTGAAGATGATACACAGTCAGATAATGGAGCATCTGACGGAGGAGATAATGGGGAAGGTGAAGAATCTGACGGAACAGGAGAAGGTGAAGGAGAATCTGGAGAGGGTGAGGGGAAAGAAGGAAAGGGTCAAAAAGGAAAAGACGGTAAACCAACAGATAAAGAAGGAAGTACAGGTAATGAATGGAATAAAGGATCAGAGGAAGATAAAAAGGATTGGAACGAAAAAATAGAAAAAACTGAACCTGTAAGTAAAAAAGATATTTCTAAAAAAATACAGGAGATAACAGAAAGAGCTGCTAATAAAGGAACGGGGGGTGGCGGAGTTTCACCAGCATTAAGAAAATTTATAGAAGACCTTGTCAATCCACAGATTGATTGGAGGAAGATACTTCAAAGATATGTTTCGGAAGCAGATGAAGATCCAACAATGTACAAAATACCAAACAGAAGGTATGCATCAAGGGACATATATCTTCCGGGATTGAAAGGTAAAGAAGAAGGATTTGGAACAGTAGTTATTGCTGTTGATACGTCAGGAAGTATAGGACAAGACGAATACAATACATTCTTAGCAGAATCAAGAAGCGTATTAAAGACATTCCAACCGAAGGAAATATATATTATTTACTGTAGCGATGGTATGGAACCACCTTCTGGCGGGATTGATAGATTAGCATCTGCAGCTCAGCCATTAGATAAATCCAAACAAATGTCTACAGGAGGTAACGATGGAGGATTTGATCCCCCTATTAAGTGGGTAGAGCAAAATCTAATCAAGAAAGGTAAAGACTTAGCTTGTATGATATATTTCACTGATGGAGGTGCAAATGATCCAGAGAAACCAAAATGGCACAGAAAGATGATATGGGCAATGACCACTAATCACAAAATGCCTTTCGGTAAACATGTAAATGTTCCGATTAATAAATTAAAAAAATAAGAGTATGAAAAAAATTCTCTCAATGATCATGATTATGATCGTATTTGCATTCGTTGCAAAAGCACAAGATGTTGTAATTTTAAAACACACGAATTACACATCGCATTTTTCGAAATCGAAAAAATATCCAGTCCTTGTTGAATGGTGGGCAACAAAAGCAAAGGTTGCATGCGAAAAACCTTTAGCTAGAAAGGATAATTTCAAACCGGATCCATTATTACCAACAGAAACAGATCTTGGTGATGATTATAAAGGGAGCGGAACAGATAGAGGTCATATGATGCCCGCTGCTGACAATCTTTGTCAAACACCAGCAGTTCAGGATGAGTGTTTTTATTTTTCTAATATGGCTGCACAATACCATTCATTAAATGCAGGAGATTGGAAATCTTTAGAAACATTAGAAAGACAATTGGCAACAGAAAAGGATTCAGTTCACGTTTGGTGTGGAAATATAGGAGAAGCTAAAAGAGTTGGAAAAGTAGCAGTACCTACTGAATGTTGGAAGGTTATTTATGTTGTTAAAACTAAAGAATGGATGGCTTATACTTTTAAAAACACAACAGACAAACCATCAGGTTTAAACACCCACAAAGTAACAGTTGCTGACATTACTAAATTAACTGGTCTTAAGTTTAACTAATAAATTGCAAAATAAAAATAAAACCCAGATCTTTTAGGTCTGGGTTTTTTAATGCATCCTACTCTGGAATCTCACTTTTTTACGTGAGGTGAACATCTAGCATCATACTGCGCATCATATGACTTTTACTACTAGAGGTAGGCGGAATTGAATCCATGCTCAATGCTGATCAGGAAGGATTCGAACCTTCATGCGGCAATTCAATAAATGGCACTTATGCTTGCAAGCGTGTGGTCAACCCATTACCATTTATCTATTTCGTGATCCGCGCCCCCGAGACAGGAGGGTATGTCTGCCGTGCGTGCGCTTTTCATCACCGATCAGTATGATTACCATCTATATACTTTATAAGTGTGATATCTTTTAAAATGATGGTGGAAGTGTCCCTTTCTTACAGGTACACATCCACTTATAAATGAAATGATAATAATTAGTAGCACAATCTTTTTCATCTTTAAACCCTTGTATTAGTGTTCCTACGTCTTGCTTCTTCAGCTTCTCTATATATTCTAATCCAAGTTAACGATACGTCCACTAATGTCAATAATGGGGCTAATATGACTACCATAATAGTGTCCAATCCTGGCGATACCCCGATACCCCCACCTAAATCTGTTTTTTGGTATCTTTTATTTAATTGATAAATGCAATAAGCTGCTGAAAGCAGATAAATTATCCAAAACATATTTTTAATTTTTATTTTACTAAATTCGTTTTCTAAAAATAAACCAGATCAGTTTATTAGACATAATCTGGTTTATCTAAATTTCGGTACGAAAATGCGTATGAGCGGGAGACCAGGCTCGAACTGGCCACCTATAGCTTGGAAGGCTATCGCTCTACCGAATGAGCTACTCCCGCTTTTTAAATCAATCCTGGATTTTTTTCAAATTTAAATCCGGTTAGATCTTCGTATAATTTCTCTCCTTTGGATAGTCTAGGGAAATTATAAACAATTGGATAGACTTTTTTATAGTATTCGTAAATACTTCTAACATATTCCTCTCCAAAGTTCTTTACTATGTATCCTATCACAATTACTTGAAAAATTTCAGACCATTTGTAAAAAGTTAGATGAGAAAGACCATAAAAATCAAAATCAAATAATTCAGTAATGTCTCTCATCGAATTTACTTTGGTTGTTCTACCGTAATGTTCGTGATACTCTTTAGATCTTGTATATAATACTCCGTTAACGCGAATTGTTTCATCTATTTCGACGTCTTTATGAGAATTATGGATCATAGTGAATGGAAATTCTAGATCGTCTAAATGGGATCCAAAATTAGCATCTAGCATGAATGGAGAATCTCTAAGTATGAATGTTCTTTTTTCTCTGACATCGTTTCTGTACTTTTCACTTATCTCAAGAAGATTCATATGGATCATCAGCTGCTCAATATAGCATTCACCGTTTTTAGTCGAATCTATGATTTCCTTATTTCTTATGTAATGATCCAATGCCATCTGCGAAGCAATATTAAAATTCTCATAATCGTTAGCTATCACTATATTCATATTAGGTACTTCGCCTATTCTAAGATTATTCAATTTGAATTCTGAATGATCCGCTACTAATTTATCAAAAAGACCAAGATATGTTATTTTAGCAGATTTGAAAAAAGAATCAGATTCCACAAGAGATGGATAATTATTAAATATATCGGCTAATTTTTCATCACCACCTTTATGAACGGGAGGTCTTATATCTTGGTGCGAGTATACGACCGATGCATCATATTTGGAAAAGTCTATCTTATTGTATATTAAGGTGTCAGTATCAATATGAACAAATGGCTCTTTTATTTCTCTGTATATTCTAAGTTTAGGTATACAAAAAAGATCCGACGTGGTGTCCTGTAGAATATCAGTGTTTATATCATCATACGGAAGACCTATATCAACTATTTGTTTCTTTACTGTATTGTTTGTATATAGTGAAATCCCACCGTGCTCTCTTTTTGCAAGCAGGACACTAAGCATTTGAACATACATTAGATCTTTCCAAATTATGCTCTTGTGCTTTTCGTTTTTAGTGTCAAATTTATTTGGAACGAATGTGTGAATTAATTTCATCTAAAAATTCTATCTGAGCTTTTTTACCTCCCAGTATTTTAATTTTAGACCATAAACGTCAATTGGTTCCCTTTTCATATGTTCCCCCTTTCTTAATGGATATCCTTTTACCGTGTATCCTGCTAAAACTGATCTTCGAAAATGATCGCTGGTATTTTCACTAGATCCATGAACTATATGTGAATGAAGAAAAACTGCTTGTCCTTTTTTAGTCTTTGGTGTTACCCTAGTAAAATTATGACCCTCTGGCATAACACACGCCTTACCTCTTTCATTTCTCCATCTGACTGGATTAAGTTTTGCCCTTTCCTCGTCTATTTCAATCGGCAGTATAGGAAGAAGATGGGATGTTTCATAGAACCAAACCCCTCCATTAGATTCATCAGTGTCGTCAAGGGATATACTAACATTTGCAGTTTTATTCCAAGAGGTTTGCATGTAGAATGAATCTTGATGTGCATCTCTTCCTAGCTCTCCTGGTGGTTTAAAATAAGCCCAGGTTTGAACTCCTTGGATTTCCTCGTTCATTAGGAATTCCATCGCTTCTATTATTTTGGGATGCCCTAATATTTTGGAAACTAATTCAGATTCTTTGTGTGGATGCATGTACGGATCATACTCCCCATACTTATCATCTGCCAGGTTTCTTTTTTCTCTAAGATCATTAAGGTCCTCTGATATCAAATCAGCCTCTTCTGGCGTTATTAAATCTATAACAGAATAGCCCTTATACTTCCAATCGAAAGAAAGTATTTGCACTTCTTCGTGCGTTAGGTATTTAAACATGGGGGTGTTTATTTTATGTTATATATACCTTAATTGGAATATTCCATTTCTATAACCTATAATAAATAAAGATCACATGTACAATACCCTCTGGTCATTTGGGGATTCTTATACTGAGGGATTTAGTCCTCATTGGGCTAAAAAATATATTGAATGGAAAGGTTATAAACCTAGCAACTTCTCGGATCTTCTATGTAAGGACATGCACTTTTTCTTAAGAAATCTAGGGAGTGGAGGATCTGATAATTATTCTATATTCGATGAAATATGTAAAAATATAGATCAGATAAAAGAAAATGATTTTGTAATTATAGGATGGTCAAACCCAATAAGGTTTAGATTGGCAACAAAGTCTGACACATGGGCAAGCATTAGACCTGGTGATGATCACAACACTGATTTATTCGATCATCTGTCTAAAGAATCTATAGATGAAATTTTAGTTAATAGAGAATCCTATCTCTTTGCACATGAGGTTGATTCATGGATAAAAATAATAAACAAGGCATTACCTAACAATGACGTCATTCATTGGACTCCGTTTGGTGGAGCTATAACAAAATGTGAATTTATAAGATGCCAAACGGTATCAGAAGAAACAAATTTGCAAGTTGATGATGGACATTATGGTGAGAATGGTCATAGAGAGCTGTTTGAGATTTTCAAAACAAGATACACCAAACCCATAATTAAAAGACCTATAATCTAAGGACCTATAAAAGATTGAGCAGCAAATCTTTGAAATTTATTTTTAACCATTTCAATCGAATGTCCAACATTAAATTTTGTAAAATCCATGATTGCGTAATTTCCATAAACAGGAATGCATTTTTCATAGGGCTCTAAAAATCTATGAATTCCCCTTTCGTCCTTTATTAAATTATGCCCTAGAAATAATTCGCCGCCGTCACCTTCGTGATAGGTATCAGGATCTGCAAGATATAAAATAATAACACAAGCACGTCCTGGATTCACGCCATCGAAATGAACCTCTGAAAAATCTCCATCCTCATATAAGCTAAATTGCTCAGTTACTATAAAAGTTTCTTTTTTATCCATCAATTCTGGATAAATCAATGATGTATGTTGTCTAAATAGATTTTTATAAAAATCACTCAATTCCTTCATGTCAAAATCATCCCCATCAAAATTTTGTAAATTCAGTAATGACCATTGTTGTGTTGTTCTGATATTTCCCCCACCCTCGATAACTGCGTTAATAAAATCTTTTCTTTTTTGAACTCTATCGCTTAATATTTCGTGAAGTGATTCTTCATCTGAAGGTTTAGGACCAGTGTATGAATCGGATTTTAAATAGACATCTGGATTGTTCTGAGCAGTAAAATTATGTCTGTATCTGTATCTTTTTTCCTTGTCCTTACCTGTACTTCTTAGGCGTTCAGCCCATTTAGAAAATTCTTCTTCAGTTATTCCGGTCTGATCATTGAATATTTCTTGGATCTTACCAAGATGATATCCGTTGGTCATTAAATTATTATAGATTACGTCATACATAATTCTATATATCGACATATAGCGGGACGTACGGGATTAGTATTAAAATAGATCTTCCTTTCTCCAAATATCAATTGAATGACCTAAACCCCTTACTGTATTCCATTTTATGTAATCCACCTCAGTCTCTCTACCCTTTACCTCTATAAATTTAATTGTGTCGTCATTACATATAATTGTAAAATCTACTATATAAGTTCTTTCAATACCATACTTATCCAGATATTTAAATCGATCCCTTGAATAAAACCAATTTTTAATCTCTGAATTATTTTTAAGAATGTCAAGTTTTTGACAGGCTTTTAATTCATAGCTCCCCTGCACTTTTATGTCACAGTAAGAAAACCATTTTGTAGTTCCACCTGCTACACGATTGCGCCCATTTGCGTATGCTTTTTTGTGTATTTCTGACCATTTTACACTAGAATGATTTCCCCATCCCTTAAATTTTGATGAGCATCTTTGACTACAGTATTCCTGATTTCTCCTTTTGAATGGTCTTTTAAATTTTACTAAACAGTATTTACATTCTAATTCAATTTCTGGGTTTCTAAGCTTTTCCGAAACCTTTTGATTAATTTGCTGTCTCTTTTCTTTTGTACTAAATCCTCTAGAGCATTTTGCTGAACAGAATCTTCCAGATCCGTACTTACCGTCATGTGCAGATCCACAGTTTTCGCATTTTTTCATATAATCTATATATGAATTCGAACTATGGAAATCTGCCGTTAATGACGAATAAATTTACTAACTTCACTTCATTCTGCACCATCCAAGTCATGCTCTGGTTGACAAACGCCTCGTGAGTTAGAATTTGTAGCGGGGGCCGGATTCGAACCGACGACCTCCGGGTTATGAGCCCGGCGAGCTACCTCTGCTCTACCCCGCAATATTTAAAAGATCTATTTCTATTGCAAGA